AAATAATAATCAAAATAAAATTATTGATTTAAATGAAAATATAGAATTATATTTTATTGATTATTTATATCCATTTTATGGTGGAAAATATGATAATATATATACTATTAATTATTTTAATAACTTATTCTTTATCAATTTTCAATATTTTGATAATAATTTATTTGATTTACCATCAGAAATCTGTGATCATATTGGATATGATTCAAAAAGAGTAAGAATACATAAAATAAATGATATTATAAAAAATAAATTATCAGAAAAAGATTTTTTTAAATTAATAATATATAAATTAAATATGAATACTATTTACGATCTTTATAGGATTTATAATATTCCTATTATTTATTCTGAAAATTTAAAAAATAATCTATCTAATTTTGATTTTAATATTCATTTATTAATTATTATTGGATATTTATTTTCTAATAATTCTTTTAATTTTAGAATATATGATTATAATAATTATCATAATAATTTTATAGATATTATCTTTAATAAGGATATAATTAAATTTAAAAAATTTTATTTAACTCCTAATAATATCTTATATAAAATTAAAAAAAATTAATTTTTATATTATATAAACTATTTTATATAATATAATATATGATCTATTATACAATAAACAAATTAAATAATTCAATAGAAAATAAAAAAGATAATTTTCATTTTAATTTAAATAATAATTTTTCTCATATAAAAGTTATATTATATATTTTAATAATTATTTTTATTATTTTAGTATAATTCGTTTAAAAATTATTCAAATTTGTTTATATTTATAAAATATTATATATTAAATTAATATATAATAACAGTTAGAATGTCTTCTGAAAATACTCTTGAACAAGTTAATCCTGAAAAAAATCAGGATAATGCTCAACAAACTAATTTAGATAATACTGAAGAATCTGATTCTAATTTGGAAGAATCTGATTCTAATTCTGATTCTAGTTTAGGATCTGATTCAGGATCTGATTCAGGATCTGGTTCTGAATATTCAGATATTGAAGAAATTGATCTAACTGAAAATCCTTTATATCAAGTTTTATCAACTCTTCTTGAAGATAATGAAGGAAATAATATATGTTCATGTATTAATAAATTAACTGATACTATTGCTGAACATAATAAATTATTATTACAATTATTATCTAATAAATCTAATTAATTATACTTAATAATAAATTACATATTTTTTTATAATATTATATAAATATTTATATAATATTTAATATTTTTTATTACTTTCTATGTAATTGCTTTACACCCTTTAAAGATTTATTCTTGATTCTCTTCTTGTTGTTGTCCTAATTTCATTTTTGTAAATTCTCTAACTAAATCTTCTTGAGACATATTTCTTGGATCTTTACCAGTTCTTTTATAATATTCTTGTGCAAATGCTTGTAATTCTTCAATATTTACTGAATTATCTGAATTTTTTTGTGTGTCATTAAGTGTATTTAATTTAGATTTAGTGCTTCTTCTTTGTAATGTTTTCATACCAATCTTTTCTCTTAATTTGGCTTGTAATTCTTCCCTAGTCGGTTTTGAATTATTATTTGTTGATTGATTCATTGTTTTTTTTAAAATATTATAAATTATTTTATTATCTTTATATACTTTTTATAATCTTTATTTTTATTTTTAACCTTATAAATGTGCAAAGGTGTAATTTATTATTAACATATTATTTATTATAATTTATTTATAAATTTTATAAAAATATATTTATTAGTGTAATAAATCATCATAAAATTCTAGTGTTCCCCCTTCTAGTTCTACTAAATTAGTTAAATTCTCCATTTCTCTAGTTATATCTTCATTAAATCCTTTATCTAAAGTATTAATATTATTTTTTTTGTTTAGATTAATTACTTTTGTATTATTATTATTAAGTTGATTATCATTATTTTGATTTGTATTTATAGTATTTTCAATTATTTTTTTATTATATTCTTCTTGTTGTTGTTGATATAAAAGATTAGATTTAATAATATTTTTTTTATTTTGAGTATCTAAATATCTTTTTGTTACAATTAAAATAAATAATAAAATTAATATAATACATATTACATTTGTTACAATAGAAGCACGAATCGTTTTTATTATTTTTTCATTATTATATTTTAAATTACTAAATATTTTCATTGAATTATTATCTAATAATGTGTGTTTTAATATTTTCATTTTTATTTATAAACTATATTTTATATATAAAAATAATTTATTATACTTTTATATTATTATATATTTTATTTTGTAAATTATTCTGTATTTTTAATTATGTCTTTTATAAATTCTTCCTCTATTAAGTCTGCTTGTTCCTATAAAACAGATCTTGTAATACCAGTTGTAAAAAATGATAAAACTAAATTTATTCTAAATAAATTTTATTTAGATGAATTATATCGTAATAATAAAATTACGAATAATATAACAAATGATATAAAATTGTATATAAAAAATAAGAATAATATGATTTCTTTATATGATAGTAATAAATTGAAATCAGTAATTAATAAATTTTTTAATTGTAATATTTTTATTTATAATCATTATCCAATATTTAAGATAAAAACCATATTTGATTTTAATGGTATTTTAATTAAATATAATGATTTTAATAAAGATATTATTGTAAATGAATTAGATAATTTATTCAATGAATTAAATATAAATCTTAAAATTTATTATTATCATGATGAAAAATTTAATAAAAATTTAATGCTTAATTATAATATTATTATATTTAATAGTGTAAATATTTTAAATAATGATATTAAACATTTTTTATATGTAAATAAGATATTATTTATTATTTTAGATGATGATATTTCTAATAATATTAATATGAAATATAAATATTTATTAAATGGATATGTTAAAAATTATATATGTGATGATATAATTTATTCTAATTTAGTATATAAATTTATAAAATATAATGATAAAACAATAGAAAATAATAATTTAAAAAATATTAGTATAACATTTTCAAAAAATATAATAAATAAATATAATAATGAATTTATTAAATCATATATTAATAATTTAAATTTTGATAAATATTTAAATAAAAATATTATTAAAAGTAATCAAGATTATAATCTAAATGAATGTAATATATGTTTTAATGAAAATATTGATAATATTATAATGTTAGAATGTAATCATATTATATGTTATAATTGTTATAATTCTTTAAAAAATAAAATATGTCCATATTGTAGAAAAAATATTAATAAAAATAATATTCAATTTAAAGAGATTGATAATATTATATGTAATTTTTTAGATAACAATAAACATTATATTAATTTAAATAAATTAAAAAAATTTGATCTAGATTTATTAAATGAATTATTAAATTTTAAAAATAAATTAATATATTATTTTACATATCAATAAATTTTTTATAATAATTTGTTTTTTTTATTAATTTTAAAGTTAATTGTTAAAAAGTAGATATTATATATATAAATTATATATATAAAATGATAATTTACATTAATAGTATTCCATTAGAAGTTAATAGATTAGAAAGAGTAGGTGCAATTAATTATAAATTAGGTGATGGAGAAATTTTTAGAAAGGGATTAAGATTATTAAAAACTGAATGTTTTGAAACTTATAATATCAGAGATGGTGACCATTTATTATTATTTAGTGAAAATTTTCATGGTATATTAGGTGGTGATTTTTTAACAACCGTTTTAAAATGGGGATTAATAATAGGTTGTGTTATTATTATTATTGTTGGTATTCAATCTGGATTTTTTGGATTTGTGTATAATTTTTTTGGACAATATTTATTACTTTATTTAGGAAAACTTTTAAGTAATAATACATCTAAATTAGTTCAAGAAAAAAAAGCTGCTCAAGATATCATTGATAAATTAATAGAAAGAAATATTAATATAGAAAATATTATTAAATTATTTAATAGGAATGATAGAACAAATAATGATTCAAATAGTCGTAAGCAATTAAAAAAAGATTTAGAAATAGATTCTAATAATTCTACATTTCTTAATTTATATCAATTATTAAAAGATAATTATATTATTAATGATGTATCAACTTATTTAAACAATATTATTAATATTTATAAAAATGAAGAAAATTTACCAAAAACAGAAATAAATAGAAGAATTAATGATAGTAAAATTGAAATAGATAATTTTATTAAATCAACTTTAGAAAATAATTTAAAAAATATTTATAATAATCCTGAATCAAGTGAAGAAGATAGATTAAAACTTAATCAAATTAAAATTGATGATTCAATATTTAATATAAATTTATTAATAGATATGATACAGGAAAATAATATAAATACTGTTGAAGAATCTGTTTATAGATCTTATTTAAAAGATATTGATAATCAATTAGAAAATGTAGAAAAGGAGTTAGAAGAAGGTCAAACTATGTCAGGTTTTAAGAAAATAGTTTATAATTTAGTAGTAGTTATAATAACAGTTTTATGTTTTATAGGGAGTTTTATGGGTATTAAGAGTTTTGTAACTTTTTTCATGTATATTCAGCATTGGGCATATAATAATTTTACTAATTTTTGTGATCAAAATTGGATGAATAAAGTTTATAGAATCTCATTTTATACTGCTATTATTCCTACTATTTTTTATATTATTTTAAGAGCTAATTCAGGTGTTATTGAATTAGTTTCATTAATTGAAAAAATACCATTAATAGGACCTATCTTTGAAGTTACATTAGGAAAGATTATTCGAGCTTTAATAAATATTTTGAGTAAAATTAAAGAAAAGTTATATATATTAGTAAGATTTATTCCAATTGTGGGAATGTTTTATAGTATATTAGTTGATGCAACGACTACATTAATATCAGGTATGTATGATAATTCAGAGAAAGTTGTAAATACTAATTATGAATGTGAATCATTACAAGGATTATTAAAAATTTATAAATTATTGGGTAATTTATCAAAATCATCAATAGGTGATTCTTCTATTAGTGGATTACTTAATTATTTTCTAATAAATTTCTTAGGTTTTAAAACTAGTAATCTTACTCAAAACACTTCTTTAATGTTAGGATATATGTCAAGAACAATATTAAATTTCATATCAAATAATTTTAATATAGTGGATTCAAATACTGATTATAAATCATTTATAAATCAATCTAAAGAACTTATTAAAGAGACATCATTAAAATATAATTTAGATTATAGTGAAAATGATATAGAAAGTATTATATATAATTATGAAAAATATAATGAAAATGATAGTAATGAAACTCCTGATATTATTAATATATTAACTGATAAGGAGAATTTTAAAAAATATGTAAGTGGAACAGTTGTAAATTCTGTATGTTTTGTATTAAACTTTTTAAATCCAATATGTAAAGCGATTGTAAATATAACAACAAATAAAACAGATTTAATAGATATGGTTACAACATCTCAATTAGTTGGATTATTTGGAATAATAACTTTTATAATATCAGCAATTTTAATAGGATTTTTTAATTATTAAATAAAAATACAGTTATAAATTATATAAATAATATATTTTAGTTAATATATAATAATGGTTAATAATACTTTATGTTCTGGACCTTATGAACCTTTTGGTAAAATTTGGTTATCAGTATTAAAATCTAGTTGGAAAATTTTTATTTTTTCTATTGTATTATTTGTTATTAAAATTATGTCTATATTTGTTCAACAAAAAAGTATATTTTATTCTTTAAATAAATTACCATCATTACAAGAACCATTTTTAGATTTATATTATCAATTAAAACCTTTATTAGGTAATCCAAATATTAAAGATAAAGATATTGAAGATAGTATTGATGCAGTTTTACAATTAAATAGTGAAACTGAAAAACCTAATATTCAGGAATCTAATTATAATGGAGAAAATTATTTTAATATTAGTCAAAAGGATAATAGTGATCCATTAAAACAGAAAACTTTAAAAAATATTCGATATAATATTTATGATAATTTTTGTAATTTTACAACTAAAGTTCAAAATTTAATATCAGATTATGGAAAAATAAATGATACAATGATATTAAATTTAGCGAATGATTGTAAAATTGATAATGAATGGCAGAATTTTGATTTTAATAATTTTTATAATAAATTAACAACAGTAATTAAAATTACTACAAATCCATTTAATTATTTCTTTTATTTATTATTAATTCCACTTGTTGTAATAGGATTAGTATTTTCAAATAAAATTAATACAACAATTAATAGTCAATCAGGAGCTAATTTGGTTTATAATTCAATAGATCAATATGGAGATAAGAAAGATAAAATAAAAATTGAGTATGATTCTTCGGGTATTGATTTTAATTTTATATTATTAATAGTTGGAGTAATAGTAGCAATGTATTATATGTTAAAACCGATTATTGATTTTAATAAATATGTTACAACAGTTAAAATGATATTATATGCGACTATTTTTATAGCATTACTTAATTTAAATTATCAACAGAATGATTTTATAAATATGATTAAAAATTTTGGTATTAAATATTTTTATAGTTTATTATCAATTACAACAATTACAATTATATATATATTTTATGTGAATGTTAATTTAATGAATGGATCATTAATGTTTAATATTTTCTTAATACTTATATCTATATTAGTTTTATGTTTAACTTTTCTTGGTAACAATATTATTGTTGTGATTAATAAGACGATTCAAAATATAAAATCTATGTTTAATAATAATACTGAGAGTGATACAAAAAAATAAAATAGAAAATTATAAAAATATATGAAAAGCAATCATATGCAAAGCAATCAATAAAAATAGAAAATAAGATATAAATAAGTATAAATAATATTTAAACAAAAAATATTTAAAGATATAAAGATAATATTTATAATATTTTATAAATATGTGTGGAATATTTTTTTATCAACATTATAATAATAAGATACCGATTAATATTTTAAAACAAATACATTTATCTATAGCAAAAATAGCACATAGGGGACCTGATAATACACAGGTAAAAAGTGAGAATGGGAAGATATTTGGTTTTCATAGATTATCAATTAATGGATTAAATGCATTAAGTAATCAACCATTTGATATAAAAGATTGTAAGTTAATTTGTAATGGAGAAATTTATAATTTTAGACAATTAATTCAAGAATTTAATTTAGAATCAGAATATATTAGTTCATCAGATTGTGAAATTATAATACATTTATATAGAAAGATTGGTATAGTTGAAACATTAAGAAGATTAGATGGAGTTTTTGCATTTGTTTTATATGATTATACCAATGATACAGTAATTATAGGAAGAGATCCATTTGGTATAAGATCATTATTTATTGGTTATAATAAGGATAATAAGGTTTCATTAACGGTAGCAAGTGAAATGAAAGCATTATTACATTGTGATAGTTTATTTCAGTTTAATGGTGGTTCTTATGCAATATATGATATTAGAGATTTAAGAAATGAAGATATATTATGCAATATGAAGCCATATTATCCATATATAACAAATAATAATAATTATGTTTATAGTATTTTACCAGAGAATGAAATGAATGATGAGAAAACAATATGTTCAAAGATTAAATATTTATTTGAGAATGCAGTTAAAAAACGTTTAATGAGTGAAAGACCGGTAGGTTGTTTATTATCAGGAGGTTTAGATAGTTCAGTTGTAACAGCGATTGTTAAGGCGAATATTCCAGATGGAAATTTAAATACATATAGTATAGGATTAAAAGGTTCAGTAGATTTATTATGGGCACGAAAAGTAGCGGATTATTTAGGAACGAATCATCATGAAATATGTTTATCAGAAACAGAATTTTTGAATGCAATAAAAGATACGATATATCAGATTGAGAGTTATTGCACTACAACTGTAAGAGCATCTGTTGGTAATTATTTAGTTAGTAAATATATTAATAAAGTTTCTAATGATGTGGTTATATATTGTGGTGATATGTCAGATGAAATTTTTGGTTCATATAGAGGATTTTTAAAAGCACCGAATGACGAAGATTTTAAGAGAGAGAATGAGAGGATGGTAAGAGATGTTAGATTTTTTGATTTATTAAGATCAGATAAAAGTATAAGTGGTGCTGGTTTAGAGGCAAGGGTTCCATTTGCGGATAAAGAATTTTTAGCATATATAATGAGCTTACCTCCAAAATATAAGAGATTTAATGATGAATATATAGAGAAATATATATTTAGAAGGTCATTTGATGGTATATTACCGAATGATATATTATGGAGGAGAAAGGAGGCATTTAGTGATGGAGTTAGTAGTCATGATAGAAGTTGGTTTCAAATTATTAAGGAATATATTGATTTACAAGTTTCTGATGATGAATACATAAATAATAAAGATAATTTCACACATAATCCCCCCTATGATAAAGAAAGTTATTATTATAGAAAAATATTTGAAGAGTATTATCCAGGTAGATCAGAAGTTATTCCATATTATTGGAGACATCCTTTTTGTTCTGATTTAGATCCATCAGCAAGATTATTAAATTTTTACAAAAAAGATTAAAAAATAATAAATGAGAGAAGTAAAAATATTAAATATAAAATATGAAATAATATTTTATATATTATTTTATATAGTAATAAAATTTAGAAAATATTAATGGGAGCAAATTATTTTTTTGATCATCCTATTAGAAGTTTTCCATTAGTATTTAATTTACCGGTATTAGGTGCAGTTGATCCGATATCGTTAGATCCAGAGAAGCGTATTCCAATGGAAGAGACAAATGAAGGTAGATTAAAGATAGGTTTAGATGATAATGAATCATTAAATCAGAGAGCATATGATTATATAATGTCAAATCCAAATCCGAGTAGTATTGTTGGAGCAATTACTGGATAATTTTTTATTTTTAATAGGTAAATATAATTTAATATATATAATATATATAGTAAATGTCAAATAGATCAAAGAAGATAGTGAGTAAATCAGGTTGTGGTTGTTCAAGAGGTGGTTCAGGATTAAATTTGAATTATGGAAGATATCCATCAGATATAGGAACACCATATCCACCTACAGCGGTAACACCACATAGTTCATATATAAATGATAATGGAGTGATATATAGTCATACATATGGAGCTAGAAATTTTATACCGGCATCAGAAGCATTAATGGATGCAAGATTTCAAAGGACACAAGATGAGATTAATGCAGTTCCAAAAAGAATGTTAAATGGTGGTAAATCTAAAAGAAAAAAAACAACAAAAACTTCAAAAAAACCTAATAAATCTACAAAAAAATCTACTAAAAAAACGATTAAGTCTGTAAAGAAATAAATAATAGAGTAATTAAGTATAAAAAAATTGATATATTTTTTTATAAAAAAAATGAGTATAAAAATAATTAAATAAGAGATAATAAATAATGTCGAATTCGAATGAAGAATTAGATATAATAATGAATGGTTCTATATTATATTTTTTAAGAAATACATTTATGTCGATATGTATATATGGTAATTTACAG